TCTTCTGAGAGTGCCAAGTCTAACTGTTGCTCATACTCCCCTTTAAGCATTTGGATACGCGTAGGGTCTACGCCAGCAAGCTTCATACTAAGATAAAAAGCTAATCCTGCTACCATCGCATTCAATAAACGGAACGGGATATCTTGTGTGTTTACTGCATTTCCAGCATCTTGCATCCTGCGTAGTCGCCAGTAAACAAAGTAATAATAAGGTGCTTCGACTGTGCCTTGGTCTGGTGTAGGCCATATATTAATCTGTGGAGCTTTAGTAACTGTAGTTGCACCGTCAGGGTAAGTTGCTCCTGTGCGGCGGTTAATCCATACTTGAATTGGTCTACCCCGTGCATTCTTATTAGGGATTGTAGAGTAAGTCGATTCAGAGATACGAGAAATATTAATATCTACTTGGTTTTGCCCTGTGCCTGTACGTACTACATGGTCAAGTAAATCAACAGTGTCTATAGGTAGGTCATAAGCAATTTGACCCGGTATAAGCGAAATGGGTACAGCACACTGTTCAATTGTCCATAAATTAATACCTCTGTTTGCAAACTCTACTAAGAGTAAGTTTAGAGAACGTCTAGCTGTGCGCATATCGTAACCGCTGCGAAGCTCTTGTCCGCAGCGCTCAAACGCCTCTTCTACGAGGTCACCTAAATCAAGGTTAAAGTTTGCTGTACCCGATGTTGTCATTATTTTTTACCTTTTCGTCCAGGTACTTTTTTAGGGTTAATGCACCCCATTCCGCGAGAGAATCTCATAAATATTTACCCTTTGTATGGCCTTTAGTTGCACAACCATCACCACGTTTAGAAGCCGATGTACGTGATGTACTACCACCCGATGCAAACTTTCTAGCTGGTACTTTCTTAGCAGGTTTAGGTGGACGTTTAGTCATGCCGCCTTTTTTGTACTCAGATTCTTCATTTTCAGGAGGTGTAAAAGCTTCATCAGGGTCAAAAGTTTCATGAGCACTAGGTATATGAGCTCCGTAATAAGCAGTACCTTTTGTAGAACCTCCTTCAGGATTAATCTTATCTACGATATCGCGAGATTCATTATATTTACTTGCTTTACGGCGAGCCTCTTGAATTTTTGATAAGTGCTCTGCTGTATCTTTTTTATATTTTTCATCTGAACCTTCTTTACCTTTTGCCCTTTCAATAGCATCCCATCTACCAGATCTTAAATCTATATCCGCATCTTTCTGAAGGCGGCGGTTAGATAAAGGTTTATCCATATCTAATTTACCATCGCCGTATTTCTGACGGTACTCATCGTTTCGATATATTTTTCCGTTTTTTACTGCATACGGTTCTCTTTTATCATCTTTTGCCATGACAGTCTCCTAAACCATTTTACCTTTAGTGTGACCTTTAGTTGCTACACCGTCTGCACGAGTAACACCGCCTTTAGCATAGCAAGAGCCACCCATAGCCATCATCTTACCTTTTGTGTGACCTTTAGTTACACAGCCATCACCACGAGTAACACCGCCTTTAGCCATGCACTTACCGCCGGATTTCATTTTTTTAGAGTCTTCCATCTTTTCACCTTTAGCGTATTGCTGAGGAGTGAGTTTACCAGACTTAATAGCTTTGCCTTCTTTAAGCTCTTCTTTGTACGTATCTTTACCTTTAAATAACTTTTTTAGATTAGTCACATTGCCACCTTCTTTAAATTTTTTGCCTTTGTCGGCTTGATTAAACTCTTTAGCTACACTTACTGGTATACCCGCTTTCTTTGCAAAGCTAGGGTTATGAGCGGCAGCTGCCATAAATTTTTTCTGTTTGAGTGATGTACTAGGCACCGCAGTTCCACCGTTTTAAAGAGGCTGCTTTGCGTGTAGGCTTACCATTCTCATCTTTCATAGGACCAGGCATACCACTCATACGAGCGCAGAAAGATTTACGTCTCCCTGCATCTTTTTTGGTTTTAGGGTTAGGTGCTGGCGCTTTTAAGTTAGAGCCAGTAGCCGCATTATATTTTGCACGACCTTTGGCTGTAAGACCTGCGCCCTTAGAGACGGGGAGCTTCTCACCTCTACCTACTGCTAATACTGGAGCTTTCTTTGCCATTTTATTTACCTGAAAAATGTTCAAACGCCCAGCCAACTAAACCACCAAAGGCTGCGCCTACACCACCCATAACCATTAAAACGTGCCATCCGCCTTTAGCTTCTGAAAGAGTTTTGCTTATCTCAGCAACGGAAGCTTTAAGTTCTTCCATATCTTTAACCAATTTGTCCATATCAGTTTGCAAGTGTTTAATCTCGTTTTCATGAACTGCAAGTTTAATTTGGTCGTCCATCATGGCTTACCCGTAAAAGATAGTCACGCCGGTTAAAGCCGCGCTAAGAGCCATATAAATCCCATCCTGAAATACAATACCTTCTTGAGGGATAGATACATAAAACGGAATTGGGTTTGTATTAGAAGGTAGGTCTATTTCACATAGAGTAGCTCCGGTAGCACTACCGTCTTTAAAAGTAACTGTAGCCGCTGTACTAGCAGCTGGTACCACTACAAACCCTTTAAGCCGCACTCGACTTCCGTAAAAACTGCCTGCCGTATTTCTATGCGCACTCTTGACATCATACTGCATACTCATAACTAATCTCCTATTTAAAAGGGGGGAGATAAACTCCCCCGCAGACTAATTACGCAGTTTGCGATGTTGGGTTATAAGTACCGTCAGATGAGCGAACAGTATACGTAACTTGAAGCGTCACAGACCCCGTAGTTAAAGTTGCTGCTTTAGTAGCTGTATAAGTAATAATTGCATCTGTAGTACCGACATTATTAAACAAAGATGTTACAGCATCAGCGGCAGTTGCAGCTGTCATATTAGCTGGAGCAGCGGGACCTGTAACAGTAGTAGCAGCTGTAACGTCAGTAGCACCAATACTTAACTTGACTGTTGTTGCACCACTAAATGTGGATGTAACGAAGTATTTAAAATACGTAATCATTGCCCCTGCTGGAAGCACAAACGCAGTACCAGTAAGCGAACTATTGATTGACGCGAAAGGTAGGGTAATAGTCTGAGTGACCTCAGTGGCGCCCATATTGTTGATAGTACCAGCAGTTGTGCCAGTTGTGTTAGGTACGGTTCCAAGTCTCCAAGGACCAAAGTGTGATGCTAAACCCATTTTAATCTCCAAATACACGTAAGATACGCAGTCTTGTGTAAAGCTTGCTAGGTCAATCTGCGCAAATAATTAAGTTCCTAGATATAGGCTGATAGTACACCAATTGGTTGATTATGCAACTATTTTATTGGCTCCTCTACCCATCTTTTTACGACCCTCTTCAGTTGACCATTTCATCTTCATTTCAATACGTTTCTTCTCATTTCTAATAAGTGCTCCGCACTCTGCACAGCCTGACCCTTTTCTAAATTGAGCCGCATATTGAGAGAACTCTCCGTGCGTAGGACATACACACCCTGTAATTCTATTTAACGCCCCTGTGTAGATGGCATTAGTAAAATCATACTTACTACGCACTTCTTCTGGAAACTTAGCTATCACTTCTTCTAAAGGAGTGTGTTCTTGTGGTCTGGCGTTACGCTTCATAGTCTCTTGAGCTTTACGTAATCCTTCTTCTGTATATACTCTAGGTGCTTTTTTAACACCTTTCTGAGCTTCACTTATTTTAATTTTTGTCTCATCAGAACGTGTTTTACCCTGCCAGTATTTTGAAGGGTTTGCCATTTTTGCAGTACTGATACGCTGTTTAGTTTCTTCTGTATGCTTTTTACCAATACGAGGGTCCGGTTGCGCTAACCTAGCTTTTCGCAATACACCCTTTTGGTCTTCAGACATAACTCTACCAAAGTTAGGGTGTAACTCCTTAGCTACTCCTCTCCACGGTGCGCCCGATCTAAGTCCATGATTGTAACAGTTTTCGTTACCTACCCATTCAGATAACCAAACATCTTCAGCTTTTTGTAATTCGTCTATACTACTTACTACTTCTACAACTTCAAAAACAAAACAATCCTCCCCGTATTTGTTCCATGCTGCCTGTAAATGAGCGCAGTGATGTTTGCTACTGCGCAGTTTATTTCTGTGTGTTCTAAACCTTTCACGTTTGTTACCTGTGCTTCCAACATAGAACTTTTGGTTAACAACATTTCTTATTCTGTAGATTACTGGTACTTTCATTTTAATGTCCGGTGTAAATTTAGTGAAACTTACTATATCACTTACCACACAGCGTGTAAACATTAATAATAAAAAAGGGTCTCCTAAGAGACCCTTAATATACCTAAGTAGTTGATTTTACTTAGTTTGAACCAGATGAACCATACATACCTAAGGGGTCAGACCAGCCGAAGCTGTAGCGTTCTCTTGCCTTGTATCTCATGTTGCCTGTATCAAAATCACTATCTGATGAAGTTACCAATGATTGACGCACGAAATGTTTCAAACCGTTTGGTACATCAGTAGTTAAGAACCACGCATTGGTGTCTGTTAAGAAGTTATTAACAGTGTAACCTTCTGGGATAGAACCGTTGTTTTTTAACGCGTTGATGTCGTTATCGGTTGTGCCTACACGTTGTTCTGTTTCGAGTAAACGAGTTGCAACGAATTGAAGTGCAGGTGGAACAATCAATTTTTTAGGTTTAGCAGCAATCAACAAACCACGTTCATCAGTCCATTGTGCAATTTGAATAACAGCCGCTTCTAAAGAAGTTTCGTTTAAATCAGCAGGAGTTGATGGGATGTTTGAGTTTGTGCCGCCAGACACTAATGAGTGCGAAGCTGAGAACAATGCTGAACCGTCACCGCCAGTATAAGCAGAGTTGAAGCCGTTGTTTAAAACAGCCGCCGCTTTTACTTGTTTGGTGTATGCCATAGCACGAGCCAACGCTTTTGTATAACGAGCAGACAATGAGTCATACAAGTTATCTTCTACAGCTTCTTCAGTTAATGAGAAGCCAAGAGCAATTGTTTCGTGGTTATAGCGTGCAGTCCAAGCTTCTTGACCGGCTTCATACTGAATTGCAGAACCCTCTGATTTAACCGCCGCTGCAGCAAAACCTGAAAGTTTTGTTTCTTCTTCAAATGAACGCTCAGAAGATTCGATTTCATAAATTTCTTTATGTTGTTCACCGTAGCGTGCGTACTCTAAACCGAATAACGCGTTAAGGCCCGGTAATAACTCTTTTAATAGCTGTGCTCTAGAAATTGCCATTTTTTATTGCTCCTTAAGCGCCGTAGTATGAATGGATACCGAAGTTAATTTTAACTAGTACTTCTGGGTACTGAGTAATAACTAAGGTTGCAGAAGCAGGAATGGTCACGCCTGAAGCCGCGTTCATAACAAGAGATGTTGCCCCAACAGCATAGTTAGCTGTTAAAAATGACCCTGTTTGTACTAATTGACCGTTAGGTGCAATGAAAGATACATCCGAACCAACAACTAACGCTGAAGTCAATGCAGGGACAGTAATAGTTGTTGTTGTTGTTGAAGTGCTAGGAACAGAAGTAATAACCGCTGTTTCAGGTACTAAGTCAACAATACGGTATGCTAAACCTGTAGTAGGGGTTGCAGTAGGTGTAACAGCACCCACAGTAGAATTACCTGTGTTTACGTTAGCCGCAGCATCTGCACCAGCAACATTTAAGCCAACTAATGCTTGTGAACCTGAAGTAACTGTACCGCCTGCCGCAGACAACATAACTACTTTAAATACAGTATCTGGGTCATCAGTAACAACAGCTTCTGCATCACCAGCAAGTGTGCCTGCAGGCCAATACTGAGAGAATAACTTTTGTTTAGTTGTTGGGTTAGTGTATGAACAACCCAAGAAAATACCAGTAATTTGTTTACCTGTAGTTGCTGCAGCAATAGTAGCTCTAGTAATAGTACCAGACGCAATTACAACAGGGTCACCATAACCGATATTAGTGTTGTATCCGTATTGAATAGGGATGTTACGAGTAGAACCCGCAAAAACTTGACCCCCAATTAAATTTACAGGTTTTAACCCGTAAGGGGCTTGTACTGTAGGATAAGCCATTTTAACTCCTAAAATAATTAATTAAGTACCTTTACCAAAGGTAACTTTAGAGCTTCTCTCTTTAAAGATAGGCATTCTTGAGTCACTTTGGCGCATTAAATTATTATCTACAGCTTCTGCTTGCTGGCTTGTAATGTTAGCAAAGTGTTGTGCACGCTGCTCCATAAACTCAGCTGGAATCTTGCAAAGTAATAATCCGCCTACTTCGATATTGTCTTTAAAACGACTATTCGGGTCGGCTAACAGTCTAAATTTAGGTTGTTCGCTCATTGTAACGGGTTCCCAGCCTTGTCTTAGATTTGACGCTAAGTTGCTTGGGTCACTGTTATTTAATGTTGCTACGCGAATCCATCTATATGCAAACCCAGCCTCTTTGTCAGGCTCAGGGAGCAACTCTGGTTGCATCCACTGCTTAGGACGCTCCACAAGTGCACGGGTTTCTAGTTCACGAGTTGTTCTTGCATTTGTATTATCTGCCATTTTGGTTCTCCAAGGCTAAAGCTGCTTTCGCATATTGTTCAGGGGTTAAGCCAAATTTCTTTGCTAAGTTGACCTGGCTCTGAGTTAACTTTATCTTTGTTGCTGATGTACTTCTCGAAGCAGGTGCGACTACGTTTGAGGGTTTGCCCTTACTTGGTTTTCTATCTTCGGTTTCACCAAAATACTCGTTAAAACGTCTACGCATTGTTTTGTCCAATACGTTGTAATATTCTTTAGAGCCTACTGGTACGCCTTCGTCTACAAGTTTTGCATGGAGTCCAAGAGCTGCGCTGGTCATTTCTTTGTCTTTACCAAACCACTCATTTTTTTCTTGCCAATCCAAAGCCTTCTCGTCAGGCCGTGGAACTTGCGATTCCGCAGGGCGTTGTAGCCTTTCTTGCGCCTGTTGTACCTCATAATCAGGTGTTTGTAAAGCCCCTGTACGCATATTATGTGCTTGAGCCA